CCACCTTGTTCTAAAAATCTTGTACATTCTTTTTCATTCCAATTGTAACTCATTTTTTTCATAAAAGCTCTAAACGTCTCAAGTTTAAATCTCATTTCTGTTTCATCACGCCATATATTACCACTATCTATTTGATCAAATTCTGTAGTATCTTCAACATCCTCTAAAAATCTTCCCATCCTTGAATTAAAAACATCACTGCTCTCTTCACCTGCATCAAACCCCTCCATGTCTTGTTTATTAACCATTAACTCTTCGAGCCAATCTCTGTAAGGATCTGGATCTCTTTTAGTTGGTTTTAATGATCTCCATACAATGTCAAAATTTAAAAGTTGTTCTCCAAGTAATTGTTGCTGATATAATTGTTTTGTTGAAAGTCTAATTGATTTACCTTGTATAGGCAGAATCCAATAAGGTTCAGGATATGAATTTACTTTAATAAGTTTACCAACTTCAGGTAAAGCTTCGTTTGCACCAATACCAAGTTTACGTTTTACACATTCACTTGATACACAATGCATTCTAGCAATAGATGTTTTACACTTATAAGCATACTCTTTGTTTTCAACACCTTTAAATATGTTTTGCAATTCTTTTGGATGTAACTTTTCACTGCAAACCTTTGTCATCATTTCTCTTGTCCACTCCTCATACATGACAGGATCGGGATTTATTTTTTTTGCTAATACTGCAACATTAAACATTGCATCATTTCTTCCCTCACCTTTTTGCACTTTGTTTTTCATAAAGTTTACTACACAAGGTGGATAATCTTTTGTTTCATCGTCTTGAAATATTTTTAATTTTTTAAATTCTGCAGGTGTCAATCTATATTGTTTTACAAATTCATATAAATTTTCAAGTTTTACTGAGTTACACTGGTCATCCATTGCAACTCTAGTTGTCATATTAAATTTTTGATATGGTAAATTTACAAAATTACCTTTTCTTTTTTCATCCCAGTTCTCAGGTGTTAGATCCACTTCGTCTTGTGCAGGAAATATATCTGTTGTTGTATCATTAATACCTAAATCAGATGCGATCTCTATTAATTTTTTACGCATCAAAGATGCTTCAACTACACCATTGATAAATAAAATTAAATGGAGTCCGTTGGATTTTGATCTGAATGGTACGAGTGGGTAGTTTCTTTTACGTATAATCGATATAACTTCTTGATGCTGTATATTATAACGATCAACATCGATGACCCCCCAACCGCATGTATTATCATCTCTAATGGGAACTGACCCATAATAAGCCTCTCCTTCTAAATGTTGTTTCCAATGTTCTATTGTTATTGGTTTAGGTTCAACCCAATGTTTGAATTCTGCCTTACCCTTAGAGTTTTTCTTACCCGTAGGTTTGGAAACACCAAAATATGTAGTAGAGCCCTGGAAGAGTTCTACAAACTCCTCCAGGGTTTTGTCAAGTAGGTCCATGTTAGAATGGAGTTTTTTCTACCGATTCTTCTTTTCCGTGGTTAACTCTGACAGCACCTTTCTTACAAGTTTCGTAAAACTCAAAAGCTGCTCTAATTGTCTCTTCGCTCTCCACAGTTCCTTTGTGCTCGATTTCCCATCCGTACCACGATCCAAGATTGTTTTTTTCTAAAACAGTCTTCATGTTGTACATTTGAGTAAATGGAGCTGGTTTAAAGAACCCTTTTCCATCCTTTTTCTTTGCTCTCAAAGACATCATCATAGAATTCCATTTCTTAGACTTTTTTCTTTGAGTAGACTTCATAGTTATCAATGCAGTAGAGGATTTACCCTCCTCCACAATCATTACATAGTGAGATGCTGTCTCTTCTATGTAATTACCGTTTTCTAGTCTGTCTTTACCATCGTCACCCCTAGTAGTTTTACTCATGATGTCCGAATCAGCAGGATATACATTTATAGGAGCAGAGCTTCCTTCTTGGCCTCTATCTCTCCATTCAATGTACTCCAACTTATAATAGCAAGGAATAACTGTAATTCCTTGTTGCCCATTATAAAGTTCATCGGTTACTGTGTTGTAGATCATTCCAGGTCTTGCGCTCT